CTTTAGCAGTATCTAGCAAATTATTGGTTAAGAATTCAGGACGTACCTTGAGTTCAACATGAACATGACATCGGCGAAGAACCGACATCGCATTATACGACGACAGACCAGCGTGGAGTTCTTCCACATTGGAAGTAATCGTCACCGCATTGGGTTCGATTGATATCTTACCCTTATTAGCAAGGTCAGCCATGACGGCATATTCCTTTACGTTATTGACGAGTTTAATGATTGACTCCGATGGAGCCATTTCCCAGAATTCCTTTTTTGCGTTTCCAAGGTCATCTAGTTTAACACCTGTAATGTATGAACGGTAGTTTGACATATATTTGTCTGTTTCATTTAGAGTACAGATGAAATCAGGACCACATTCGGCCCCGATTGATTTCAGGCTTGTTGACATAGTAATGTCAGCGAAGGTTGATTTACCTACTCCTGAATCACCGTAAATTTTTACGCAGAATGGTGACTTTCGTAAGCCACCAGCAATACGTGTGGAAGTAAATTCGGTGTAGACTTTCGAGAGTTGTTCCCATCTTTGCAAGATGATCTTTTTCTCTGTACCTGCGGGTGTGGTCTTATATAGATCATGGAACTCTTCGATTAGACTTTTGATGTCATAGTCGAATTTTTGTTCCGTAGTATCAGAAAACCTACCGAGGTTGCCATTGCGGGCATGTTCCCAGTCGGACATAGCTTTCAAGTACAACTCTTCCATCTCCACTAGTTTTGGAGTTGAAAAGAGTAAGGGAGCTATAGACCCTGTTACAAAGCATGAGTAACCGCCTTCGGCGAAAAAACACACTGTGTCGATAATTGCATCAGTAAGATCAATTGCGTTTACATGACCTTTCTGAGCTTCTACCGCGAAAATTTCGAAACGTCCTAGATTAATTGAGACGTCATCGATAACTCCTAAAGTGACAAGGAGTGAAAGTACACGGGAGATGTGTGCAAAGCCTGGATTGTTGATGATAAGTTTCCAGTCATATAATGCACGCTTCATTTTTTTAAGCCAATCTGGTTTGTCGCCAGAAGATTGCGGGCCATAGTCGTTGAAGAGCGACTGTACGATCGAAGACAATTGTGTGATGAGGGATTGTTGTTTGTGCGTCTTTGCGTAAATGACAAGCACTGAAAGAAATCCGGTTGCGTCTGAGACACTACTAAGAGCGCCAAATAGGGCAACGATGCCTTCTATCTTGGATAGAGCAGTATCAGTCATATTCTGAGCTAAATGGGACTTGAGTTTAGATAGTCCTGGTAGATCATAGCTAGATTGGGGCTGGTACTGACCCCCAAGTAAATATTTGAGTTTAGCCCCGAGGGGCAATTTTTCAAAAACCTGTTTCGTTAAGTGAACGTTCTGTGAGGCTGGGATCTCCACAGAAAGAGCGGCGTTAACTCCAGTGTAGTGGTATGCGTACAAAGGAGTAATACACGACGTGATCTTGGAAAGGCTAATGATCAAAGCCTTGCGCTTGTCCGTAGATAGCGACTTCATTTCCTGCATTATTGCGTACAGAGGATGAGTGCGGTCGGGCACACACCCCGGCGTTCTTTCGAACATGGTTTGTTGCGGGTTCAAGGGCACTTATATTTAGGCGTCCCTTTTGGGCTTCCCGAACCATTACCGTAAGCTTAGCGTCTATACTTCGCTTGGGCCTCACATTGAGGTCTTCACCAGTTATGGCGTCAGATATATGTTTCTTGAAGAATAAGAAATTTATCAGATAAGAATTACTACTAGCATTTCCGTTAAATGCTGCAAATGACAGTCGTAGTAAGCTGTCCGAGCCGGATCAATTAAGGGCTCAACATATTTTTTTAAAGAAGAACATGTAAACTTCATTGGGGGTTACATATTTTTTAAGACCATGTCTGGTCATTAGAATATTGCCAGCGTGAGCTGGCGAAAGATACTCAGGGAACGTCTGTAACGTTCATCTAAACCCAGCAAGGGCCCATAGGAAGCTACAAAAGCC